ACATATGACTTTCCACCAGCACCAGCACCAGCACCAGCGCCAGCTGTTAGCTAGCTTAACTTAGCTTAATCCCGTTAATTAGTTAGCCCCGGAGAAATCCGGGGCTTTTTTGTTATATCTTATGGTATGAAGAAAATTATGGCTCTTGATGCTAGTTCTACGACAATTGGCATATGCTTATTATCTTATGATGACAAAAAAATTACATTGGATTATGTATCTTATTACAAGCCGCCTAAAAAAGGAAACATCTTCGAGAGACTAGATGTGGTGCGCAAGTATATTCAGACCAAGATTGATGAGCTGAAACCGGATGCTGTTACGATAGAAGATATTGTGTTGTTTATGAAGAATAAAAGTTCGGCTAATACTATAACAACGCTAGCTGTTGTAAATAGGGTAATTGGTTTAACTGTATTTGACAAAATCGGCAAGGCGCCTTATCTTTATAATGTCATGCGTGTGCGTCATGCAATAAAGAAAGGAAAGGACTTACCATCTAAGCAAGACGTTCCAGAGCTTGTCGCGGATATTCTAGATGTGAAATTTCCTTATGTCAAGAAGAATGAGAAAATGGTCAAAGAAAATGAAGATATGGCTGACGCAATAGCTGTTGGTATTTGTCATATCTACATGGATAGAGCGGGCAAGGCCGATCAATTGCAAATTAAAAAGAAGAAAAAGAAAGTGAAAAAGAAATGAATCGTGCCGAGGCATTAAAAATTCTTGGTCTCCAGGCTTCGGCTACGGAGAAAGAGATTAAAAAGAAGTTTAAAAAATTAGCGTTTGAGAAGCATCCTGATAGGAACAACAATCCTAGTGCAGATGAGGAGTTTAAGAAAATCTCTTCAGCCTTTGATTGTCTAATGAATCCGCAGCCTCAGCGACAGCAATTTCATGGTCCCCCTATTAATCTTAGAGATTTTTTCGGCGGACATACAATATTTAGGCCTAAGCCTATTAACGTTTCAGTATCGATAACCTTTAAGGAGTCGGTACTTGGGTGTAAAAAGAAATTGTCATTTAATAGGGATGGTCCTTGTGAAGAGTGTGGAGGTCGAGGCCATGAACCGTGTGAAATATGTATGGGTGCTGGTTTTGATGAGGTAATGACGAAACATGGTAACATGATTTTCTGTCAAAGAACGATTTGTGATACCTGTAATGGTTTGGGTCATAATGGTACAGTTTGTTCTGAATGTTCTGGGAACAGATCTCAGAAGGAACACATAAATGTTGATGTTACTATTCCTGGTGGCGTGCATAATGGCCAAATTATAAAACTTAGGGGTGGGGGAAATGTTGTTGTTGTCAGTAATAGTATAGCTCATGGAGACGTATTCTTAAAAACAACCGTTGCTAGCGACCAAGATATGAGAATTGTAGGTAGAGATGTTATATCTAATATAGAGCTTTCTTTATATGACGCTCTTCAAGGCGTCAAGAAGAAGGTTAGAACAGTTAAGGGTAATACTACCTTAATGATTGAGAAAGGATCAAGGCATAAAGACCAGATAAAACTTTCTGGCTATGGTGTTGAGGGTAAAGGAGATCATATTTTTACGGTAGAAGTTAGTTATCCTAAAAATACTGATAAATTGATTGAGTTTTTAGAAAATAAGGAATAATATGGGATTTTCAATGCAATGTGATAACTCTGGATGTAGGCAATACCAAGACCCAGAGCTTGATATGAAAGATAGTCAGAACCCGAATGACTGGGAAGCTCTTTGTGCTGAATGTGGATTGCCGATTCAGGGCGTTACATATTTTGCTAAGGTACAGATGAGGCATATGGGCCAGCTATATCGTCATAAAAAGCAACAACAAGCCTTTGTGGTTAAGTGTGGGGACTGTTCAAAAGAGGGCAGGCCTCGACTAGGCCCAAATAGTGGCTTGCTTTGTTTCCATTGTGGAAATGAGCACACTACTCTTGGTGGCCCATTTAAGCAGATGCTTTTGACAATGCTTAGAAATAGTCAGGATTAGTGAATATTACCGAATTATCAGACAACATACACTGTCGATCGGAAATGTTTGCCGACGTTGTAAGTGCATGTAAGTCATTACTGTATCATACCCCTGAGGCTGAGGAGTCCAGGAAGTATATTAGTGGTCGTTTATCGCAATACAGTATAAACAAATACAACATTGGATATTTTCCAAGTAATGACGATCTTCATTTGTTAGAGAGCATGGTAGATAAGAAGTATCTTGAGCAATTACGACTTACCTATACGAAACGAATACAGAAAAGAGGATATATAGAGGAGGCATCTAGAGGGCTATTTAACAGTCATAATATCATTTTTCCTTTTATTGGAGAATATGGTAATATAATAGCATTAGCTGGCAGAACTTTATCTAGTGATGCGAACCAGAAAGAGCTAGGTATATCGAAATATAAGAATACCTTTTTCAACAAGTCTTTACATCTGTTTGGGCTACATATAGCTAAGAGCGCAATTGAGAGAGTCAATTGTGCTTTTGTCGTAGAGGGACAAATGGACTGTATAAGCTGCCATGCCAACGGACATTACAATACGGTGGCAATGACTGGTTCTTACCTTTCTCGTTATCAGGTATACTTGTTGAAAAAAATGGCTGACAAACTGTATTTATTATTCGACAATGATTCCGCTGGAGACAGCGCATTTAATAAGGCCTATAAGCTTTATTCAAGTGAAATCAAGATTGAAAGATTGAAAGTACCAGAAGAGTTTAATGATATCGACCAATATTTGCGTGAAAGTGGTGAGTGTAGAGTGTTTGATATGTGCTAATGTTTAATAATCAATAGGAGATCTATGGCTAAAATTAAAATTGATCGGGATTTTACAAAGAATAGGAGCGACAGATACCAACATGTACTAGTAGAGGCCTCATGCTCTCCAGATATGCTTGCTGAATTCTCAGATTCACGAGGAATGTCTGGAATAATTAATAATGCCTTTTACGATGAAGAGCTTTTCGACCTTAAAGATCAGCTTAGAAAAGAGCTTTGGCGTATTATTAGGACTAAACTAACAAAACGTCAATGTCAGGTTATCGAGCTGTATGCCCAAGGGCTGACTCAGATAGAAATCGCGAAGAAGTTAAAAGTAAATCAATCCAGTATCACGAAAAGTATAAATGGAAATTGTGACTACCGTAATGGCAAGAAGGTATATGGTGGTGCAAAAAAGAAACTACGCCGCTTAGCCGGTCAAGATACTAAAATACAGGGCATATTGACTAGGATGCATGAGCTTCAAAACGAAAAACCCTATTAAAGACAATTAGGCTAAAGAACCAACCATGATGGATATATTCCTGACTGGTTGGTTTTTTTATTTTGGACAATATAGGCATATGCATAAACCACTATTTTATAGACACTAGTGAAATCATGTAATTATACGGTATACTAGTGATAAAGTATGTAGGTCATCTACCTAGAGGTTAATAATGGACAAATTTTCTGTTAATTTCGGCGCTTTGCAAGAACGTCTAAGGCCACAAGCGCCAGTTTATAGATATGAGGATGTTAAGCATCGGCTTAGAAAAGTTGCTTTCGATATTGTCAGGTTTGTTGACACAGATAATATTGACGGCTTATGGCAGATCCAACAGACAGATGAAGGCGATGTAATTGTTGCTATGTATTCTGAGGAGTCACCAGAGGTCGAGAAAATGGCATCTTCTAATTGGGGAGCCGTTGCAGATCGGGCAGGAAATATTAACTTATTTTACAAAAACGATCCTGTTACTAAGGTCTCTTTAGCAAGCCTGGGGATGGCAGGTAGCACCCCTGATACTGTATGTTCTGTATTAGCTGAAAAACTTGCTTCTAACACAAAACTTTTGAGCGGGCTATTGTCATCGCTAAGTTCTGAGGAAAGAAAGGATCTACTTGACGCCCATCCTGAGTTAGCCGAAACTGTAAATGGGAGTTAAGATACAAGGATATTATGAGCCGTCACGATTATAACAGAGTTGCTGATATTGTCATGAAGACCGCTAGGGGCCTTCATGAGAATGAGAAGTTTTTTGTAAGTCAATTAGCTACCAGAGCAGAAATAGTTGCTCAGGCATTTCCGCACGATCCAACATCTGTGGCATTTGCTAACTTTTTGAAACAGCGTTCTGCTGTCAATGGTGTTGTGTTTATTACACGTGCTGAGCTAAAAGACGTATATAACAAACTTTATTACCCTAGAAATAAATTTGCAGAACATTTTAAGAATGAACTGGATATTGAGGAAAATACAAAAACAAATGTAATGCTAAGAGACCCCCGCGAAGGAGAGAACTTAGTTGATGCCGCATATGAAAAATGCGCTGATTCATTCTTATCAGAGCAGCTTACGGCAGCATTTGACAATAAGCCTCATAATACCTATTCTAGTGAGCTTGCTAAGGATGCACAAAGAACATGTGCCCGTGAGCTGAACTTGTGTGGATTATTGCCTAAGAGAGTTGATGTGGTAGCAGGTCAAAAAGATTTATTGATCTGTAGAGCTACATATGACACCCCTAAAGGCCATTGCCATGTATTAATTCCAGTGGAAGTACAGAACAATAAGGCTTTGATTCCTAGTTTCTTCTTAACAACTGCTGGATTTACGGATCTAAATGCTAAGTTCATTAAAGACCATCTTATGCGCACAGCCGGTAAGACCTATCAAGTAGATGTACAACAGCTACTGACGGCAATTTCTGCCGCTAAGAATGATACTGGCGTTAAACCAATGAGCGATGTTGAGCGAATTGTTATGAAAACAGCATCGGCTAAAGAAACCCCTGCTACTCATACACTTAATGGTATCCTTTATAAGGAAGTCAACCCAATTGATCCTCCATCTCCAAACCTAGAGACTCCTCAACTTCCAGATACAGAGAAGTTTGCTGCAAGATTGTCATCTAATATTGGCGTAGCAGAGTTTACATTTGGAAAGATGGCAGTTCATATGGGCCGCGGGCTTATTGAACAGGAGCTAAAGGCTGCTGGACATAGAAATTCTCAGATTTCAGTATCAGGAGTAACTGATAGTTCTGTTACTTACTCAGTTTCTGTTGATGGTGGATTTGGATTTACCGTTCCAATTATGATTGTGAAAGGAAAAGCAGAAGCACCTAAGGTTATTGTATCATCTGGAAGAGCATTTGAATTTTCTCCAGTTGGAATTAGCGAACTACTTAGCACATCTGAGACAAATCCAGTAGCATCAGCTCAAGCATCACCTTTGAATTCTCTTAAGCCAAGCAGCTTAGTAGAAGAAGTTAGGCAGGCATTAGCCGCCGGCAAGCATGCTCAGGCTGAGGAAGCTCTTCATGTGCTTAAAAATTCTAGAGATATGGTCGCATATCAGGCAGGTTATGTTGCTTTCGTAGATAGTCTTTCTGGTCGAACTATGCAGAAGCAAGCTGCTGCCAAGTCTAAGTGTTCTGCACCTGTGCAGACTCAAACCAGTAAATATGTGCATTGTAGCCATACCGGACTTCCACTTCATAAGGTTTATCAGGATGTTGAGGGGCATTGTCTTCCGCTCTATCGTAAGCAAATGAAGGAATCATCTGAGGGAGCATCCTTCTTACACTCTAAAATCTTTCTTGACTAATTATGAAATACGTAAAAATCAGAGATATAGCCGATCAGCTTAGGAAAGTTTCCGATATTGTCGATTATGATGGCAATTTGGATGAACACCCAGTGTTGGTCGCAGCTAGTGAAATTAACAGTGATATTGTGCTACGTACGGCCGCTACGGCCCTTATAACAGCCCAGACCGCTATTAAGAATGCTGTAGATAGTCTTGAGTTATTGGCTGATAAAGCGGCTTCTGAGCTTGATGAAGAGGATATAGACTTAATGGCTGCATTAGCTTCAGAGTTTGATGCTGATGGTGATCCTATACTGAAGAAGCAAGCATCTGTACTTGATCAGGTTTTACTTAACTTTGCTCAGAAGGGCGAATTAGTAAAAGCAATTAAGCAGGCAGAGGCAGAGGTTGATAGGCTTCGCGAGAAGTATAGGCAAGAAGCTATGGAGCGCGATTATAAAGAACCTAGCGAAACTCATGAGAAAGATATTAAAGCCGGTGATAGCGCTAAAGAAATAGCAAATCAGGTTAAGAAGTATCGCCCAATGGAAGCCGCATTAAGTACTCGTTATTGTCCAGATCATCCTGGTGCTCAGTTTGCAAGAATTGCAGATGGTTTGTATCAATGTGAGCTTGATAAGAAGATATACAATTTTAAAGAAGGGTATACGACCATGAAGGGCAATAAGGTTCCTGGTGGTGACGTTTCAGAGCAGACCAGATCTCTTGGTGATCGCGCATTAGAGCAAATGCATTTCTCTAATCGTGAGAGCCGATTGCAGGATAATAAGTAAGCCTGATTGCTTGAAAGGCAAGAGTTTAAACGATTTTTATAAGAGTTGTTTAAATCTTAGACCATTAAGCGCAAAAGAAAACTTAATAAAACATAATAAGACCCAATGTCTGACTTTAGCATAATAGCAAGCCATCCTAATGTACAAGAAATTATTACGAAGCTTATGTCAGGCTCATCGCCCAAGGCGGTGGCACAATGGCTAAAGCTTAAGTATAATAAGCCTGAACAGTCGCATTTACGTATAACACAAAAGCTTCTTAAAGAATTTTCAGATAGCCCACTTACTGATTTATACAAACAAGTTCAGAAAGATCGCTCAGCATTAGCACATGGTGGAAATATATCAGCCGCCCTAGCTAACAATAAGCCTTACCGCGAGCGCATTCTAGAGACTGTAGGTAAAGAAGTAGATATTATAAATCTAATTACGAATTTAGTAACAATGTGTTATCAGCGAATGGAGCAGGTATTTGATGTTATTCAAGAAGACCCAAGAAGCTTCAAGGGTGACAACTATTTGCTTAGATATTTGACTGAGCTTTCGGCAGCAGCTGAGAGGTTAGAAAAGTTGCGTCTTGGCTCTGGAGATCAGCTTGTCCAGCACAATGTGACAATGGAAGCGGTAGCAGAAACTTCGGTATTATTACAAGAGGTCGTTCGCGAAGTTCTTGCTGAGATTGATCCAGATGCATCAATGCTATTTATGGAAAAGCTTAACAATAAATTGGCACGAATGAGCGCTCCACAGCCTATGACCCAGAGTGATAGGCTAAAAGAGGCCCATATTCTTGAAGCTAAAGTTGTAGAAGAAGACGAAGAAGACGAAGAATAATAATTTGTTGGTACTTTCAGGCTGCCAATTAAATGATATACTTACGATGAATAAAAAGCCTGTAAATATTGAGAAAAAAGACCGTCTAACTGCCTATGTTAGTGGAATGTTAAGTGTTCGCTTGCCCGGCTTGCCAGAAAGCATGCGCGAAGACATGATAAGAGGAGCAGAAGCCATGTCTGCAATTGGAGTAAGCTCTGAGGAAGATCATAAAGATTTCATATATGTATCATTACATACCAAAAAAATTGCTGAAGATATTTCAGGACAAAAACTATCACAAGAAATTGCCGCTAAATTATCAGATATAGTTTTTACAAATAGAGTGGGGCGCCCAATAGATACGATTTTTAACTTTTATCGAGCAGTAGGTAATGGGCTAAATGAGATGGGTATCCCTATTAAAAAAATGGCATACCCTTTAGGGCAGTCAGGAATTCGCGCTGAAAATCCACGTAATACAAGAAAGTGGATGAAGATAATGCGCGAGATATATCTAATGGTTCATCACGGAATACGCTATACTGATGCGCTTAACAATGTGACCGCAGAATGGGATGTTATGGAAAAGAAGGATTTTGAAAACTGGATGAGATTTTATCAGGAAGGAGCCCATGAGAAGTATAAGACAGCTAAGGATGATGATATGCAGTATCTTCAGCTTGGCGGTGATGGTGCGCCAATGATTCCTTTTAGCGCTTTAAAGGGCAAACTAGAAACAGCCCCTAGCGGCATGCCAAATATGAATCGCTATCAAGGAACTAAAGAGCAGGATGATGAAGATGCTGAAGCTGCCGCAGAAGTAGAAGCTGAAAGATTAGAAGCGAGAGATAAAAAGGTAATATCTATAGGCGGAAGATTGCGATCCGTATTAAAATTATTGTCCGACGGAGATGTTCAGAAGCTACTTGATGGTAAATTAGATATAAGCATTTCTGATTTTGTCAAACAAATTCAAGATTTACAACGATACATTTTCCTTTTCCCACTAAAAAATAAGAACTCTTCAACTGTAGAGGATGTTATTATTCAAAGGGGCAACAGGCTAACTGCCCAAGGACACCCTCGTGCCGGTGAACTATTAAGAAAAATTGCTCAAGGCGTACCAGGAGCACCACCAGAAGCGCCACCAGAAGGACCACCCGATGCGGCACCAGAAGGCACACCTCCAATGGAAGATGTTGGAGCGCCTCCACCAGTAGAAGAATTAAAAGGTTTAGATCCTGTGGATATGGACGAAGGATTTGAGGATGAAAGTGATGACGCCTGGGTGCGGCAGTTCAAGAATAATTTGAACTTTAATAATGACAATGTAAAAGATGAAGATAGTGTTATTGATGACATGGCCGAAATCACAGTAGAGGCGCAGGCTCTCCCTATAGAAGAACCGACTCCAGAATTGCCACCAGAGGAAGAAGCCGCTATTGAGGTAGGAGAAGAACCTGACATTGAAGTAGGAGAAGAACCTGATATGTTACCTGATATGGCCCCTGATAAAGCTAAGCCCGGGGCCGATATGAATAGTCTTGAAAATGTCACAGTTGCAGATGTAGTTGAGAGATTGGAACGCGTATCTAATATTTTGAAGAATCGTGAGATTCCAAGAGAATTGGCATGGATTGATTTCATGCTTGATAAGATTGGATTGGCAAGTTACTTCCCCGCATTAGCAGAGGCAACCAAGTCAGCCCTTGAGTCAAATCAATATATGTCTACTCGTGTTGAAGATATTCTATCCAGACTACGAGGGTCTATCGAGCCAGAGTCCCCTCTTAAATTAACAACTACAGAGGAGGAAGAAGCAGTAACGGATGATACGCTTAAGCGGGTCAGACAAAACCTTGATACGGTAGAGCAAAAAGACCGCGCTCGAAAGGAACAAAAAGAAAAAGGCATGCCAGAAGAGGAATCCACCGTTCCGATAGAAGAACTAGCTCAGCCAGTTAATGTGGAAACCACACCTCCTGCACCAGTCAGAGCACCGAGGCCCGTACCGGCCAGACCAGCACCGGTTAGGTAATAAATGAAACTTAGCGATCTACTTTATGCAATTGAACAAATTGCTGAAACTAAAGGGATATCTACTCCCTATATTGTGGGTGGGCTTGCGCGCGATCGATTACTTGATAGATTAGAAGAAATTAATGATGTAGATATCACCACAGGAGATGCCGGCATCCATTCTCTTTCAAGAGAAATGGCTGCTAGGCTTGGCGATCAAATTGTCTATAATGTTATGTCTGATGGTCACTCTACTATAAAAATTGGTGAATTGAAGTTAGATTTTTCAAGCAACTTTAGGATACCAGGTATAGTTGAGATCTTGGAAAAGGGGGGAGTTCCCAACCCAACCGAGATGAAAAAGGAACTTTATAGCAGAGATTTTACTTGTAATACCGCTCTAATGTCATTGGATTTGAAAACTATAACGGACCCAACGGGGTTGGCTATAAATGACATAAATCAGAAAATATTAAAAACCTGTTTGGATCCCGATATTACACTTGGTTATGATAATATGAGGATTATTCGTATAGTATATTTATCGGCCAAGCTTGATTTTGATGTTGATCCGGAAATTATTGACTGGGTAAGGAAGAGACCGGAATTGGTTGCGAATGCAAGAGATAAGTATCTCATCAAAAAGATCAATAAGTCTTTATTATACAACAAAGACCGTACCATTGAAATGTTGGATGCGATGAATTTATGGCCCCACATTCCCCCAACAAAGGAATTGATACCATATATGGATAATAGGAGAATGTAATGGCTAAAAAGGAAAAGAAGAAAGATCAAAAGCGTGTTGATATGGATGTAAGGCCATTTCCAAATCCAATTTTTGATAACTATGATTTGTATGGGCCATCGGAAGGTGGCGAAGTTAGTCCCGGGACGGGCCTGTATAATGGCAGGATGGCTGATAAGCCTAAAAGCGTTAAAGAGTTTATAGACAAAGCACGTAAACGGCGGCATAGCGCTCATAGTAGAAAAAAAGCGCTCATGTATATAGTTGAATTAATTGCTCGCGGTGAAGCTGGTGGCAAAGAAACCTAAAAAAATTGTTAAGCTAGCGGTTATAAGATCCAATGACGACACTCCTTGTCCATTTGGTTTATCCATACCATATGCATGCAGGTCGGCCGGTGAGTTAATTACTCAGATGGCGCCCGTAGATGTATTGGAAGATATGACCGAAGAGGAGAAGGCTCTAATAGAAAAAGCTAATAAACATCTGCTGATGTGGAAAAACCCAGAAACAAGATGTATTTATGCAGGAAAGCTATTTAAAGATAATGATGTCGTAGAGTGTAACTGGCTAGCAAGTGATGCCGGTACATCTCAGCGTGGAGCATTAGTGGGTTCGCCATTTTATTATAAACATTACTCCGGCATAGGGCTGGATGGGCTGTATAGCTATCCACTTGGATATTATACTGATAATTCTATAGACCGTGGAATGTATTATGGAATGTACAGCCTTGAATCCGCAGGTAGCAAGGAAGATGATGAATAAGCTAACCGTAGAACAGTGTTTAGATAAATTAAAAGAAGTCCATGGTAATTATTATGATTACTCTTTTTTTACAATTTATAATGGAAATAAGCAATTAATAAACATTGTCTGTAAAAAACACGGCAAGTTTAGGCAGTCTTATGCCAATCATGTTAGAGGGCATGGATGTCCTAAGTGTAAGTGTGAAAAATTAAACAATATACACAAATCCAATTCTAAAGAATTTATAATTAAGTCTCAAAATATACATAATTTATGAATTTTATGGTGATTTTTGGCATGGCAACCCTGTTGTTTATAAGTCATCTGATATAAATAGCGTTAATAAAAAAACATTTGGCAATCTTTATAAGGGCACAATTGATAGAGAAAGTCTTCTTAAGATTGCTGGATTTAAAATTATATCAATTTGGGAAAAGGATTTTGATGAACAATATTAAAAAGGAGTCAGATGACGAAAAATAACAAACGACCGATATGGAAAACTTACATGTCGGGAGATGTAGGCGATATAGGATTTTACATAAAAGACAGTAAGGGGCCGAGGGATATTTATTATGGCCCATTTAAGACGGAAGAATTTGCTGAGTTTTTTAATTTTATAGCATTTGGGTCGCCGCGAGAATTAGATGCCAGATTGGAAGCTGCCAAAGGAATTGTATATTGTGAGGAAAGCCCTGAGTTTGTTGAGCATCCAAAGATAATGTTTGCATCAAATTCTAGATGTGGATTATGGGTTAGTGATACTTACGGACAATCGTTAACTACAAAGCTTATTTTAGAAATAGCGAAAGAGTCCGGGGCAATGGGGTATAAATCATTTGCAAATTGGATTGTTGAGGGAAGTAAGATTAATGGATCTCATTTGGGGTCATACTGGCAATAAAAAGCAATATAATAGAAAACTTCTATGTTTTAAAGGATAATATGAATCTTACTAAAAAGTCACAATTGGATTTCGATGGTGTTAGCAGGCCGGTAAGGCCTGAGCCGCCTGAGTTGCCTGAGTTTCCGTTTAAGCTACCTGAGCTGCCTGAAAATCCATCCGTAATCCAAAAGAAACCGGATACGCTTCCTATATATTCTGATAAAGCACAGCCATTAGATGTTGATGATGGTGGAGATGATTGCGTTTTATTAGAGATTGATGAGATTGATGAGATTGATGAGCAAGATGGTCTTCTTTTCGAATTATCGCTTGTACCGGGCGGTGTATATCAAGGTGAAATTGATGAGCCGGTGGAGATAGAGGTTGAGGAAGATGAGGCATTAGAGGTTGTAGACGATCCTTGGGGATGGCAGATAAGCACATTTCCTGATTGGCTATCTCATAAGATGCAAGGAGTGCCTCAGCATTCAGGACGCGATTCTGCAGGCCTTGAGCGTGCAATATCGTATTTAGAAGAAGTTGATAGACATATTTCAAAAGCTGTAAGGTCTGATAAGGATGGCGCTATTGATATCTCCAGGATTGAGAAAGCAAGGACCTCTCTTTATGATGGCCTTGTTCGTTTACAAGATAGGCTTGAAAAGATTCAATCAAATACACATCCAAAGAAGAAAAAGAAGAAGGCTGATGAGAATCCTGACATGGTAAAAGAAGGACAGAAGTCTACACATGTTGGTGGAATTATCGTAACCGTTCCTCTTTTGATTTCTACTATTGCTCGAACATGTCTTAACTCAATGATTAGCGCAGGAAAAGACATTGAAGATGTTTTTGATAGGCTTGCTGATAAGTACGACCTAACTCCTCGCGAAGAAATGGAGACCATGCAGCTTCTTGCTGATATGGGTTATCCACTGCGCAGACCGCGCGGATACAATCGCGATGAAGAAATAGACTATACATCAACTGACAATTTCGATTGGGCTCAAAACTTCCCTGCATAACCAAAATATAATTAAAAGTGGTGAATTATTATGAGTAGAGGCGGATTTAAAGTAAACAAGAATTCTTATGAATACGCTCGCAGTGAGCGAGTTGATTGGCTTGATACATTTGCTGATGAGTATGCTAAGACTACTAAAGGCAAATCAGCCGTTGAGGTTGCTCGTGAAAGAAGTCAGATATCTATACATGATCAGGTTTCTTCTATTGTTAGCGATACACAACATGCTACTGTGGAAAGTAAAGTTCAGGATATGCAGGAGCGAGCCGGACTTACTGATTATCTAAAACGCATGGCTGCTGACGATACTGACGATCAGGAAGATGTTGTTGTTTTTGCTAAGTTTGGACCCAAGATGCAGGACGATATTTTAAGTTTCATTAAGCATAAGATTTCCGCATATAGAGGGCAGACAACTGTTCCTGCCTTACAGCATGATGTACTTGATACATTTAGCCAGCATGGTATTCAGCCGCAAGATGTGAATAATGAAGACGTTGCTTGTTGCATTAGTGCCCTTATTGTGGATGAATTAAAAATGAATCCACCAACAGATGTTAGCAGCCCAGATCTTGGGAGAGTTGACAATTTTGAGAGTGATGATAACGAGGTTGACTTTTTCGAAGGCATCATGCCGGCAACTGGTTAATTTTTTTATGTGGGCAATATCCAAAAAAGCCGCAGTTCATGGTAATTATGTAATATTATTGATATGATAGAGAATTTATTTGAAGAATTAAAAAGTAGTTTATTATCTTTGGATCCTGTTTATTATTGTGAGAACTATCTTACTTTAGATGGTTCCCCTTTTCGGTTGCATGGGAACGGATATCGTCCTTTCGCTGATATCTATAGATACATCGGAATAAAGGCACTAGAGAAAGATGCCAAGCCGGTCATTATTGTGAAAGGGCGCCAGGTGGGAGCTACCACGATGGCAGCAGCCCTTGAATTATTCTTTATGACATCTGGGATATTCGGCACAGCTAACAGAGCCCCAATGCGTGTTATGCACGCATTTCCACTTTTGGACCTGTCATATACGTATACTAAGACCAAGCTAAACACTATGATTTCTACTGCTGTTCTTGACAAGAATCAAAAGAAAGGCGTTAGACCGAAGACATATGTTGAAGCTAGAATTGACAGATCAGCCACTGCTAGTGAGTCTCTTCAGTTCAAACAGTTTTTATTTGGTAACCATATATTAATTGAGTCAACGGGACTTACAGGAGATAGAATCAGGGGGCGTCAGCTTTGTTTAAAGACAGAACTACCAACGCCCACTGGTTTTGTTAAACTAGAAGATCTTAAAGAGGGTGATAGGCTTTTTGATGAAAAAGGAGAAATTTGTAAAGTTACTAAATTACACCCCATTCAAAAAAGCCCTGAGTCTTATAGGGTAACTTTTGATGATGGAACTACTGTTGATGCTTGTGCCGAGCACCTTTGGTTAACTTATACTAAAAAAGATAGAAGAAAGCTTGCTAAAGGGGAGGAAGTAGAACCTTCAATTAAAAATACTAAAGAAATTTTAGAAACTTTGCAGGTATTAAAAGAGAATAATCATTCAATACCTAACTGTCTCCCACTGCAATATGAGAAAAAGAATCTTTTAATTGATCCTTATCTTTTAGGATTGTGGCTTGGTGACGGGAATAGACAGGCTCAGACTAGTAATTGGGGGATATCTAAGTCTTGTTCTTATGGAATAGCTGGATTAGCTACTGATTTAAGAAAACTCGGTTTAGTTTATAATCCAGGACCTAGTAAAAGAAATATTGAAGATGGATATTATCACAAATATATTCCTGAAAATTATTTACATGCTTCTGTCAAACAAAGACTTTCTTTGCTCCAAGGCTTAATGGATTCAGATGGTTGTTGCTATAAGGATGGCCGTTGTGAATTTGTACAAGTTAGAGAAAAACTTGCCTATGATGTGTATAATTTGATTATCAGTTTAGGTATAAAGGTAAAAATTCGTAAAAGAGATAGTTATCGTTATGGTGTTAGATATAAAGATAAGTATCGTATTACTTTTTCAACTGATTTATCAGTTTTTAAGCTTAAAAGAAAGTTAGAAAGAATTCGCTCACAACACTCTAGGGTTAGGCAAAGATTTATTGTTTCAATTGAGCCAATAAAATCAAAACCAATGAGATGTATTACTGTTGATAGCCCATCTTGTTTATATCTTGTTACCAGGACATGTATTCCGACACATAATACTGTAGATTGTATCTTCTTTGATGAATGTTTTCCATATAGGCAGTATATAGAAACAGATTGCGGAAAAGAAAAAATAGGAAAATTATATCAACTTTATAAAGCCAATAAAAAGCTACCACTAGTTAAGACATATAATGAATATGAAGATAAATTTGAATATAAAAAAATATTAAATGTTTGGAAGCGAGATAAGAGAAAACTTGTAGATATTCATTGCAGTCATAAGCGTATAAAATGCACACCAAATCATAGATTTTTAACATCTGATGGTTGGAAGCGTGCAGATGAATTAGTTGCTGGAGATTTACTTAAAAGCTCTATAGGTACTAATTTACATATAAGAGCGCTTAATGATGATCAGTTTCAAATTATTTTAGGTTCTTTTTTGGGTGATGGGCATTTGTCTACTCACAAACTAGGGCGATATAGAGTTAAGATTATACACTGTTTGGAACAAAAAGAATATTGCTCTTTCAAGGCCTCATGTTTAGGAGTAGATGTTTTAAAATTTATTCCCCAAAATGGATATAGTAAAAAACCTGCTGTTAGATTTTCTACTAAAAACTTTGGAATATCGGAAACTTTTCCTAAAAATAAATCTACCTGTCCACAATGGGTTTTAGACAAACTAGACGAACGTGGTCTGGCTATTTGGTTTATGGATGATGGTTCTGTAAATAAAAATAACGCCTGCATATCAACATGTTCTTTTGATGAAGATTCTCACAAGCGAATGGTGGTAAAACTAAAATCTATGGGAATAGATTGCCATTATGCTTTCTATTTTAAATCTGATAAAAACAAAGGATATTACTCAATATATATAAATAAAAATGGTTATCAACAGCTATGTAAATTAATTGCACCATATGTATGTGACAAGATGGGCTATAAGATTAATTTTAATAAGGAAGAGATTTCATCCTATACTTGGAACAAATCTTTTAAAGGTTATGGATATTCTGTAGTAGACAAAGTTTTACCTACTGATAAAGAAGAATTTGTTTATGATATAGAGATTGAAGATAATCATAATTTTATTACAACAACGGGCAGAAAAAGCAAAAGTTTAGGTGGCCCAATTGCTCATAATTGCCAGGATATCCCCGGCATAGCAATGGCTAATACCATTAAGACGCTCGCTCAGGCCCATTACGGCCCTGCTGGTAGCGGCATACAGGTATATTTTGGAACCCCTAAACAGAAGGGCTCAGACTTCTGGAATATTTGGCAAGTATCATCGCAGCAGTATTACTATCTTGGATGTGAGAGCTGTGGAGAGCATTTCCCCCTTTATACTCCTGAATCTAATGATTGGGAGAGCGTCTGGATTGAAGACAACATCCCAGCTGGGTATGTGGATCCAAAAACTGGATTGATGCCACATGGCTTTATAGTTAAGTGTATGCATTGTGATCATGAGCAAGACAAGCGTCCGGCAGCTGAGCGTGGGAAGTGGGTTTCTTCTAAGCCAGAACCAGATGATTGCAAATTCATTGGTTATCATATTAATCAATTATATATGCCTAATTTTACCAGGGAAAGAGTCCTTGCCGAAAAGCCAGAATTCAATCCGATTAACACTGAGCGTGCATATCAGAATGAGGTTCTAGGAGAGTTTTTTGCAGGCGATGCATCCCCAATTACTCCAGAGGAGATGCGCGTTCTTTGTGCCGATGAGACAAGATCTTTTAGGCGTAATATTTCGCTAGCAGAAGGTAAGAAAATCTATATGGGCGCTGACTGGGGACAGAAAGTAGATATGGATCAGTTAGTAATTGGTGATAGGGAAAAAAAGCAGCGAGGACAGTCGTACAGTGCGGTAGTTGTATTATCTGCAGAAGGTCCACATATTTTATCGGTTGAGTTTGCCAAGCTGCTGAAGCGTAACGATATGGAATATAAAAGAGCCTTTATTGATGAAACTTTTAGGCGGTACAGTGTAACTATGGGTGTGGGCGATATTGGCTATGCCAATGACCTAACCGAGGTGTTACAGCAGGACTATGGTGACAGATTTTTGGCCAGCCGAGCCGTTCCTAAAATAAAACACCATGCTAGATTTAATACCGATATATTTCCTAAGGAGATTGCATTTGAAAGGAACTATTATATATCAGAGCTATATGATTTAATGAAAAAACAACAAATCAGATTCCCTTATGGCAGCTATGAACAAATCGGCTGGTTAGTTCAACATTGCTGCAGTATGGAAATTCAGCCAAAGATGAGTCGTACCGGCAATATTGAAATAAATTACATAAAAGGATCGACCCCTAACGACGGATTTATGGCTTTGTTAAACGCATATATAGCATATAAATTCGACATTACAAATGGATTTACCATTCAAAATCCAAATAGCATGATGGATGACCCCACAAAGCGTCGCCCAATTATGGCGGTGACGGGATATGTGCCGAGAATGAATCCACTAAAAAGATGATTTCATTTTTCGAGTACTAGACTTGGAGTTATATTACTCTGTATGCTCAATAAAAATATTGTGAACCTAAATGAGTCCGCAACTTTGGTCATTAATAATAATGCCAAGAAATTAAGACAGAAAGGAATTAAAGTTTATAACATGGGATTGGGGCAGTCTCCATTTCCATTGCCTAAACAAACTGTTAAGGCGCTTCAGGCCAACGCTGATGTAAATGTCTATTTGCCAACTAATGGGCTAGAAGCATTAAATAATAGTATTGTAAAGTTCTATAAGAATTATCACGATTTAGATGTAAGCCCTGAGCAGGTATTGGTCGGTCCGGGGTCTAAAAACTTGTTATTTTTATTGCATCTAATTTGGGATGGGCCAACTATACTGCCAACGCCTTGTTGGGTTTCATATGGTCCTCAATCAAGGATTTTTGGCAAAGAGCCATATCTTCTACATACCAGAGCTGAAGATGAGTGGAAAATGGCCCCTCAAGCGTTAGATGATTTGGCCAGGGGCATAGAGGGTGATATTCTTTTGGTTTTTAGTTCTCCAAGCAATCCCACTGGCAAGACTTACACAGATAAAGAATTACAGGCGCTATCCGAGGTAATGCGTTCGCATAAGATGCTTGTTGTTTCTGATGAAATCTATGCGCTAATGAACTTCTATCACAGTTGTTCATCTCTTGTTAAATATTATCCTGAGGGGACTATTATAAGTTCAGGTCTTTCAAAATGGTCGGCTGCTGGTGGCTGGCGTTTAGGAACATTTATATTTCCAAAATCAAAACTGGATTTACGTAAAGCTATGGTGGTAGTTGGTAGTGAATCTTTTTCATCTGTTTGCACGCCGATCCAATATGCGGCTGTTACCGCATTTACAGAAGTTGATAAAAAATATATTAGTGGATGTAAAAAGATACTTGCAGACTTATCATTTTACGCTTATGACAAATTAGAGAGCGCCGGCCTTATCACTGCAAAGCCAGATGGTGGTTTTTATATTTTTGTTGACTTTGCTAATTTCAGAGGCAAACTTGAGAATATGGGAATAACTGGTTCCAGCAGTCTTTGCAAGGCACTGTTAGAAAAGTTAAAGATAGCAGCCCTTTCTGGTGAAGCGTGTGAGCGAAATTCAGATGAGTTATCTATTAGATTGGCTTATGTTAATTTTGATGGAGCTGCGGCCCTTAAGGCCGCCAAAAACTATGACGGTCCTTTGAATTCAGAATTTATTCAGCGCTATTGCAAGGAAACGATAGCAGCAATTGATTTGATTGCAGATTGGGTTAAAAACTTATAAGATATCTGCCGCATAAGTAGCAAGAGGACTTCTCTCTCCCTGTGTTAGGTTTATATGTCCTGACAGTGGAGAGTCTTTGAACTTGTTTATTATGTAAGTTAATCCATTATTCATAGCGTCTAAATGATTGCTATCAATTTGTTCGATATCGCCTGTTAATATAATCTTAGTTCCGTATCCAACCCTTGTTAGGATCGTTTTGATTTCTTCTTTAGAAACGTTCTGAGTTTCATCCATCAATATGAATGAATTGGCAATACTTCTTCCCCTTATATAGGTCAGCGCTTCCATGCGTACTTTATCGCTATATTGTGAAGATCTCCATCCGTATCCATTGCCGTTACCATTTTTTCTGTGTTTTTTAGAGCGGGAAGCAAGGTAATCCATACTGTCATGGATTGCTGACATCCATGGTTCTAGCTTATCTGCAAGCTCACCAGGAAGATATCCCATATCAGTACCAACAGGCTGAATTGGCCTGTAAATAATTAGATTGTTATATTGTTTATCACTGATAACGGCCTCAAGGCCACATGCTACAGATAAAAGCGTGTTGTGTGTTACAATAAAATTATCAGTTATATATAAGTGATCTGGCGAATCTATATAAATACATTTAGCATCCATATCTCCAGCATATTCAATTTTATCAATATATTTTGTTGGTAGGTATTTTGTCCTTTCTGTAAATCTTTCTGTTTTGCGAGGCAGTGTGAATAATTGTAATCCAGGAGGCGGCGAAATATAAACAGCAAAACTAGGCCTGCCTTGTTTTTTTTCATTTTTATAAACAAAACTGGTTTGCTTGTTTGATATTGTAGCTTTACATCCTAAAGATTGGGCTAGGAATTGTACGTCATTTGCTAATCTTGATGATGTCGTATAAAAAACATTTTCGAATTTATTTTTATTTTTATTTCTACAAAATCCATCTGTGTCCATTAGGCCTTGCAAAATTTCAGTTCTAGTCTGAATGTTGTTTATTTTGTAAATGTGTGGGATATATTTTTCATATGATTTCAACCCACTTAATTCTAGTGTTCGTAATGCAGTAATAATTTGATTTTCTTTATTTGACCTGTACCCCTTTGTAATATAGTAATCATATTTATTATTTGGCTTTTTAATTAGCTTTATGTTTTCGGGTAATAATTTAGCACATTTTTCTACTATAAAGGCGTCGCTTGAACAGCCATCTCCTAACAGCGCGCCTAATAAATATGGTTTAATTGGAACTTCTTTATGGGCAAATTCTACAGGTAAAACCATTGGAATAGAATGATTTCTCTTATTATATTTACCATATCGTAAGGTTTTGCGTATTTCTTTTAATGACTTTACAGTTCCGTTTTTATTATTCCACCTATCTTGACATGTTTTAGTTTGCCACAAATGATCGTCACAGCACTCTGTAAATGTCTTATCGGAAAAATAGACACGATAGATTTTCTTAATTCCTTGTGGGTGTACTGAAGTTATTTTTTTACATTTTCCATTTTGGCCTATTATAAGATCGTTTGGCAGTATACTGCCCATAGAAACAAAACCATTTGGCGTTAATATTTTAGCTGTTAACGGTTGAGCCTTGCCAGTTCCTGCTTTTCCTGACAGGGTTACTAGTGGCACCTTGGGGTCTAATAGTAGGTCCATTGCATATGCCTGCTCTATATTTTTAGAATCGAGCCCCCATGGCTTTTGACTATTGATAATCTTGATATTATTCCCGATTTTTCTTCCTAGCGCAATGCCTTCATCGTTTTCATCTTTAAAGAGAATACACTCATTGGGCGCCATGTCTTTTAGCTCAGAGCTTGCGCAAAGCATTTTGCTTTTTTTCAGCTTGTTTCCTAGGCTTGTGTCATGAATTATTCTTGCTCCGCTATATAGTTCATCGCTAGCTTTATTTTCATCGTTATGATCCTGAGAGCCCATGCCAAAAGCTCTAGCTCTTATTCTCATATTAACATCGCCACTCAAGACGATGACGCGATTATTATTATTCAAGTGAGCTGCGCAGGCAAGTATTTTATTGTCTACATATGATGCATCCCCAAAATTTGATGTGTCATAATTTTTCACATCTATTTTAATGTTTGTATTTTTATCCGTTTTAACGCCTTTACTTATATCGCCTTTGTCGGATAGCTCATCCAATAGTCGTATGAAGACTCTGGCATTTCTACCAGTGTCACCTGAATGTGTTTTTATTTTATCAAGCTCATTTAAGACGCTTGCTGGAATAACAATATTTTCATTCGGAAAGCCATTAATGCAATATGGGTTAGAGATTATTACGGACGTGTCCAGTACGTATAATTTTGCCATTTATATTTTGTCTCTTTTAATAGTTGGTTCCTTAATAATGTGAGGTTATATATTCTAATGTGTAAGATTCAATTGTAATTGTGTCATAATTTTCCTATAGAGGTTTATAATATTATGCCGTCTTATTAGATGAATTATTGTGATATGCCAATAAAACCACCTCTTATTACGAAGATTGTTGAGTTTTTTCAAATAGGAACCGATGTCAAAAACTGGAATAGAAAAATTTTTAAGCAATAGGGGCACTACCAATGTAGCCTCCAATCATATGTCTAAGGTAGTTTCTCAATATCGACGAGAAGTAATGCAAGACGAAGTGTTCAGAGGCGATTTTAGAGAAAAGGGAAGTACCGGGTATGACCTGCCAAGGGGGTATGAAGATAATATTAAAACCTCGGCCGGCAATGTGCTTTCGAACTATTCAGGGTTTAGAAAGGACGCCCAAGTAAGCCCAGGCTCTGGTACTGGTGCGGGCGCAGGATCCTATAGAGGGTCTGGAGGGTCTTTACGACAGATTCCAGAAATTTATAGCCCTCTTTGGCTAAATAGCAATCTTAATCTACCAAGAGATAGAGCCACTATAAATGCGTGGAGCAGAGCGTTTTTTGCCTTGAACCCTGTTGTACATAATGCTATTTCTTTACATTCAACATATCCAATTTCCAAATTAAACATTAAATGTAAAGATCCAAAGATTCAAGCCTTTTTTGAGGACATGGTAGAAGAAACCGATCTAATGAACATTTGTGTGCAGATGGCTCAGGAGTATTGGCTTCTTGGTGAAACATTTGTATATGGTGAGCTTGATGAGCGATCTGCTAAGTGGAGTAGATTCTTAATTCAAAATCCAGACTACATGGTTGTTAAACATAGCGTAGTAGCTGGTGAGCCAATTCTAAGCTTGCGCCCTGATGAAAATTTAAAGACCATAGTAACTTCAAATAGACCATCAGACGTACAGCAGCGCCAGAGACTTGACCAAAGCATTATTGAACATGTAAAGCGTGGCGAAAATATCCCATTAAGCAATTTTTACGCTTCACACCTAGCTAGACGAATTAGCCCATATGAAACAAGGGGCACAGGTTTGGTAGTATGTTGTTTCAGACATCTGATGTTGTTCGATAAACTCCGCGAATGCTATTCGACTGATTGCGAGGTTTTAACTAAAGACGGTTTCAAAAAAATCACTGATTTAATTACTACAACTGATAATTTGGATATAAGTCCTAATTATGTCAGTGGTGCTGTCGCGGATGATAATGGCAATTTAAAACTTCTTACGCTTAAAGATAATGTAGAAATAGCCTGTTTTAATCAAGAGACTGGCGAGATTGAATATCACATTCCTGAAGAATTTCATATGTCTTATTATAAAGGCAAGATGTTACATTTTAAAGGGAAAAAGGTAGATACTCTTGTAACTCCCAATCATAAGCTTTTAGTAAAAGAGAGTAAAGGTGAAGGGTGGACAGATTTTAGTTTACGCAGGGCGTCAGAACTTTTAGAAAAGAAAACTTATTATAAGTTTAAGTCTCATGCCAAGTGGAATGGCGAGCAGCGTTTAGAGGACATTGATGTAGCTGGACATAAAGTGCCAATTGGTTTGTATTTAAAGGTCCTTGGTTATATGGCGTCCGAAGGTTGCGTTTATAAAAACTATAAAAAAGGAAGATATGATGCAAAGATAATTACAAGCCAGCTTACTAGCAATAGATGCTATGAAGAGATGCGTGAAACATTTAATAAATTTGCATCATGTCTTAATAGAAAATGTGGCCACTATGTTGGAATAAAGGGTTCTGGTTATTCAAAGAATGCCCCCAAAGAAAAGTGGGAGGGAATAATTCATGGTAAAGAAATCGTAGAGCATTTTTTGAATGAGATTGGCAATGGAGAGAAGGCCGGTTCTTATGAAAAGAGATTGCCTCGTTGGGTTTTTGGTCTACATTCTGAATTATTACTTATTTTGCTTCAATCAATGATGCAAGGAGACGGAACGACTGTAACTAGTAAATATGGAACAAAGTCTAAACTTTTTAAATATTCAACTGTATCTAAACACCTTGCTGATGATGTTTATGAGCTTGCATTTAAATTAGGCCACGTTCCAACTATATGTACAAGTGTTGCGAAAAAGACTGATGGTAGAGTTGTAACCGAGTATATTGTATGCTGGTCTACAACTAACTATGGCAGAGAGCCTCTCGTTTATACGGGTGTTAAAAAGGCTAATAACAATGGTGGCGGAGCAACTGTAAATGAAGTAGATTATGATGGAGTCGTTTGGTGTTTCACAGTCCCTACTGGTGCATTTATTACTAGGCGGAATGATAAAATTTCTATACATGGGAATTCGAAGTTTGCACAAGCAGATAATATGATTAATCCACTAACACTCGTTAAGATTGGCGGGGCTGGTGAGAATTATAAGCCCACACCAGTAGATCTTGAGGCATGGCGTCAAATCTTTGAGGAATGTCATGATGAAGAAACTGAAGTTTTAACAGATAAAGGGTTTAAAAAATATGATGAAGTAATTGAAGAAATTATGGTAGCAGATGGTACAACTGGATCATTTCATTCCGTTGGGGCTAGAACGAGAACAGGTTTTAAGATTGCTTGTTTTAATTCCGATAATGAACAGTTAGAGTATCATGCGCCTTCTGCCGCTCATATTTATGATTATGATGGAGAAATGTATCACATACATAATAATAAGATGGATATAAAAGTTACTCCTAATCATAAAATGTGGGTACAACATAAGAAGTTTACCGGAACAGGAAAAGGCCGTACCTGGAAGTGGGATAATTGGGACAAAGTTCGAATTAAGGATATGAAGTTTTGGGATCGTAGATTTAGATCGCAAATTAAATGGAAAGGAAATGATTCTATTAAGGAGGTTAATGTAAATCAAAAGAATGTTCCTATAGAATTATATTTAGAGCTACTTGGGTACATGATAAGTGAAGGTTGCCTATATACGAATAATAAATCACAAAACACAATAGGCGTTTGTCAAAATATAACAAACAAAGACGGTTCTAAAAATCCGCATTTTGAGACCATGCGAAAATGTGCTCATGATTTTGCTGTAATTATAGATAAGACGTTTTCTGAAAGGTTTTTTAAGAGAGACGGGGCAAAGGGTTGGGACATTACTTTTTGTGGTAGAGAATTATTTAATCATTTTGTGAATGAAATAGGTAGTGATGAGGGTTATAAATCTTATAATAAAATAATTCCTAAATGGGTTTTAAACTTGAGTCCGCGATTATTGAAAATATTGTTAGCCGCTATGGTGGTCGGTGATGGAAGCAATTATGTAAGGCCAAAAAACAAAGATTTGAATGGCTTTTTCTATTATACATCTTCGAAGCAATTAGCTGACGATGTATATGAGATGGTTTATAAGATCGGCTTTGTTCCTACCATGTTCTCGCGTGAAAGTGAAAATCATCATCACCATGAACTATATACTGTACAATGGTCCAATTCTAACATTGGCAATAAACCATTTGTTAACAAATACAGTATAGACCCTAGAACAAAAGAGAAAAAAGAAATAGTTTCTAAGGTTCCGTATCAGGGGAAAGTATGGTGTTTTACTGTGCCAACAGGTTTATTCATAACAAGACGAAATGGGAAAATAACAATACAGGGGAATTCTCAATATGATAAAGATTTCAAGATCTTCACTCATGAGGCCGTTACAGTTGAACGTGTAGGCCATAATGCCGGAATCATTGATATTGCTAATGATATCACACAGCTTCTTAAAGAGATTTATATAGGGCTAATGATTCCTCAGGTATTAATGGATGGCGGTGCGGATGTAACCTATGCGAATGGTGGAGTAACACTAGATGTTCTAAAGCAGAGATATTTACAGTTTAGAAATATGCTCGGCTCTTGGCTTAGAAGAAAAGTATTTGCCCCAATATCAAAGATTAATGATTTCTATGAACGAAAGGAAGGCGAGAAGGTACTTATCGTTCCTGAGGTTGAATGGAATCATATGTCATTATTTGATGCCGGAGATCATATTCAGACATTAGTACAGCTATCTCAAGGGCAGGGGCCAGATAAGAGAGTGGCCACTCAAACGGTTTATCGATCTCTTGGTCTTGATTGGGAAGATGAAGTAAGAAAGATGAAGGTTGAAGCTATTCAAGACGCTATTAATGACAGAGAGAAGGTTGCGCTAGCTAAAATTCCTCTTAATGAGCTTCGTTCTTTGGGGCCTGATGATGCCATTGATGAGCCAGATGAGGGTCTACTTCCAGGTGAAACCGAAGAAGGTGCAGGTGAAGGCGGTCCTGAGCTTCCAGAGCTGCCAGGATTAGGACCACCTCCAGGTGGTCTAGGTGGACCTCCGGGTGGAGCCCCGCCTGAGGGCGAATTACCGGAGGCAGGACCGCCGGCTGGGCCATAATTGACAGGCATATTACAATATATTACTGAATCTATAGTAGCGCTCTAAGGGTGGAGATTTGGTATGCAAAATAATGTGTTTGACGACATTGCTGTAATTATTGAGGAAAGTCCATATCTATGGTCTAGGAAGGTTATTTCTGTGAACAAATGGACCTTGGGGTCTTTTCTTAATGCTAAAATAGCTGATTCTTCTGATTTAGAATTGCTTAACTTTATAAACGATAATATTGATATTAAGATTCATGACTTTGCAGAGCGTCTAAACAGTATGGTTGGCGCTATTGAGAAATTATTGGACCGCCGCGATATAGCCTCTGACGATATACAGCTTAAAGTTGTAATGTTTCTGAATGAGATCTATGAAGCATTAAGTGGTATTGTTGATGCCGGTAAAGAGCTAGATGAAAAATATGATGTTGAACTTGATGAGTTTAATAAAAACACGCCACCTCTTAAAATATCTACGGCGGATCAAACCGAGTTTTTATCGAATTTTCATGAAGCTTGGCATTCTGCCAACTTGGAGCCGGCAGAAAAGGAAGAGAGGCTCCGCGCTATAATTTCACTATATAATTCAGCGACGGCAACCGCGAAAATTGTCACTCATATGGTTGAGAAGCTAAAAAAAGCTAGAAATGAGAATGATATTGTAACATATATTAATACACTGAAGATGATCGGATTAAGTCAACAAGGTTTTGAGCATTCGTTTAAAAAGGTATATAAAGCATATATAGCAGATCTTGTTCCAGATATAGAAAAAGAACCAGAAACGATAGATACAGAGATAGATACAGAGATAGATACAGAGATAGATAAACCAGAAAAATCGTCAGAGCCGATACTGCTTGAGCGACCTCTTGCGGAAGAGCCAATAGAGGAAGAAGAGCCGGCACCACAAACGCAGCGCACCCCATATGGTGTTGGTGGTGGTGACACAACCCCTCGACCAGGGAGAAAAGAAGTGGAATGGAAAATAGATCCTGAATCAGGAACAGAGGAATTAAGATATGCAATGCTTAAATTGCAACATATGCGATTTGTTGATGAGCTTAAAAAGGCTTCATCAATGAATGACCCATATTTGTTAGCGGCAATGATTGCCAAGTATTCTGGACAGATTGAAGAAAATGATCCAGAAAGCAGCCTTAGGCTTATTGCTATTACAGAAGGAATTTTGGAAGAAAACTAATCATGACTAATGCTCTTAGAAAATATTCTACTTTACTAAAAGGTGCCAATATGGTGCCCCGTAACAAAGTTGTAGTGTCCGATTTGAAACTGGCCGAAGCCATGAGAGAAAGTTATAATCTGGTTTTTAAAGAAGATCCTTCGGCTGAAGTGTTAGCGGGTGGTTGGGCGCAGGCTGTGCACGAAAGTGGCTGGCCAGTCGAGATTCCAAATAACAACATTGGAAACATTAAGGCAGCTAAAGGCTGGATGCAATCAAATAACTATTTTGTTAAAGATACCGTTGAGTTTACTCGTGGGGGCAAAAAGTATATAGAGGCGGGGACTAAATGGAGATCTTATCCAACTCTAGTTCAAGGGGCAGCCGGATATTGGTCGTTCCTTAATGGGCAGAGATATAGCGGAGCGCTTGATTGGATGGCTGCAGGAGACCCCGAAAGCGCATCTGTAGTATTAGGTGTAAATAGTTATTACACGGCTAGTATTAAAAGCTATGCCAAACGCTCTAATGATCTATATGGGCGCTTTATGAAAAATGTGGCCCCTAAAATGGCCAATTTAAAGTCAAATCCCGTCGCGGCTCCTGGAGAAAAACTAGCCATTAAGAATTTGGCTAGTGACTATTCTGACGAAGAAAAGATGACTATAAACCAAAATCCCTCAAACGACGTTGATATGTTAACTCGGCGATTATATGCAAAGAATAAACTTACTAAAATAGTAAAGAATAGCATATTACGCGAAAAGCTTCCAATAAGCGATGTCTTAGTTTGTGTTAGCGGAGATTGTAATTATAATAAACTTGAATATGCAAGAGTAACCGCCAGCATTTTGAAGCGCTTTATAGATGCAGATGTTTCTGTCTGTGGCGAGAATAATGAGGTAGAGATTCAGTGCTCAGCAGTTGGTAATGAAAAAACCCTAACTGGGGCTACCGAGGAATTATGTAAGCTTATTGCTAATGAAATGAATAAGCGGGTACAATCTAAGATTTCAGTAATTATGTTGCCCGGCTTATTATCTAAGTATAGTTGTATTAAAGATAGTGTGCTTATAAAAAATCGTAAACATTTTAATATGAACAGGATACTACATGGCTAAGGCTAAGGCTAACGGTTTTGCGGCAGCCGCATTAGAGATGTATAAGGATAAGCTTGTCGAAATAAACACCGGTGAGGTCGCAACTTCTCTTCAGTTTGCTGATCATACTGTTGGGCAAAAACATGTTATCCGTGGTCATCTTAGAGAGGTTATTGGTGATGGTATTGTTATTGAATGTAATGTTGGCAGTCATAAACAGCAAGTTCTAATAAATGCCTGGTCGGTTGTGTCTATTATGGAACTTCAGGGCAAGGGCAATATTAGCGATATTTATATTGATGAGTATAAAGAGAGAAACAATATTCGCAATCTGAAAAGACAGAATAAATAATGGATAGAAAAAGTGAACTTCTAACAATTCTAGCATCTACTGAAGAATCTGTGGATACCTATTCTTCCACCATGCGAGAATTAAATAAGAATGATCCTAAAAAGATCCAGCTATTCATGAAAAAATTCAAAGATGCTTTTGATAATGTATTAGATCAAGGATTAGAAGATAATCATCAGGACATTGCGCTTGAAGAGGCTAGAGCATCATATCATTCACGTTTTGTAAAATTAGCACAAGCAGCGGTAGGAACAAGTAACAATCCAAATGAGGTTGGAAAAACCGTTGCTGAAATCGTAAGGGTTATACTAGCAAGAGTGCCGCAGGAAAAAGACATAACTTACGACACTATGAGAAAAAAAATTCTTAGCATGAATGTTGCAGAAATATCTGGAACCACATTGCCTGATACTGCAGCATATGGCCAAGCGTTAACACTAATCAAAACTCTTCTAAGCGGGTACGCAGCAGAGTTTGTACAACAAGTACTAGTAAGTGCTTCTAACAATTTGTAGATATGATAGATAGATTTGATAGAGTTTCGGGCGAGATTTATAGGGGAGGCGCTCCTAGTGATAGCGATCTTGAATTATTGTCTGATGTTTTTAACATGAAGACTATTTTAAGTCTTGATGGGAGTATTGCATCTAATATTTCGTCTAAAGTAAAAGAACTTGGTATGCGTCATATTGTAATACCAATTAGCGGAAGTGACTCATTTAGCTTAATGAAGTATTTACAAAATCATATTGTATCTATACTAAATAGACATCAGCCTATTTATGTGCATTGCCGGCATGGCAGTGACAGAACAGGAATGGCTATCGCTCTTTATCGTACTGACCATGATGGTTGGAGTGTTGATAAGGCACTGAGTGAAGCTGAAACATATGGGTTTGGCAATAAATTAGATAACAACACAGAAGCGCTTTATAGGAAGATTATAACAAAAGAAGCTCAAAGTAGTGTTGATCAGATGAGGGATCATTTTGATATGGGCAGAGTTCCTCCCGCTTCTTCTTTTTCTCTTCAGCAGTCGTTTGCTCCTGAGGTTCCTATTGAAAACACTCCCATTGAAGATACTCCTCCTGCATTTAGAGATCCAAACGCATTTAATTTAAAGATGCAACATCCCGCATCTGAGAAAGAAAAAAGGGTTCGAAAGTTAAGGGCGCTATTATTAGAAGAGTTAGCAGCCAACATGGCCCCTCAAGTTGGTCAGTATGATAATTTTGAAGGAATACGTGGTGCTGGACCACTTGCTGGTGATGATGAAAATACTGGTGGATTTTCTTATGATGAAGGTGGCGGATTGCCGGGAGGCGTGGGGCCTTCAGGAACTGGCGGGTCTAGCAATCTTTAATGTACGCAGGGGATAATAAGAACTACTAATAGATAACCATTTCAAGTAGATGTAACTTGTGAGATATTATGATGTTTAGACGCATAGCAAATGATATACAAATGTCTTGTGATATACCGGATAACGAAAAGGAAGATGTTTTACAGGCCAAGATGCAGTTTGAGGCGGCTGCAAAAGCTTTAAACGTGGCAGTGGAACATTTAGATCATATTTATGATCCTTTTGTCGCGCAAACAGATATCTCTACAGAATCTGTTGTAAATAACAGGGGTGTATTACAAGGAAGGTATAGCACCAGAGTTAAAGATAATTTTAACGAGGTAAAGACTCATGCATTGATGGGCATTAGAAAGCTAAATAAATTCACCACCGGTGATAATGTTGTAAGAGAACTTATCAATACTTTTGTTGATAGCATTGGAGATGTAGAGGGTTTTGTAGAGGCATTTCTCAATACATTAAAGAACGACATTCAGTCTTCTGATTTTAGAGATAAGGTTATTAGTACGATTGATCAAATAAAAAAGCAAGCAGCAGAATTAGATGAATTTATATATGATACAATAATTGAACATATAGATAGGGATTTTTTAACAAAGACTTGGATGAATGAAACTGGTGATGAATTGTCTATTGATATAAATAAGACCGAACTACCGCTAGTTACACGGTTGCGTGAAGAGAGAGAAAAGGCACTGAACCCAGACGCATTTCCAGCACCTGAGGCACCAGGACAATCATTAAATATGAGCGATGCTCAACGAATGCTTTATCCTAATCGAATGCCTGGAGATACAAATATGGGAAACTTTGGAGAATAAAATGGCAATAGTTAAATATGGCGAAGGCGAGATACTTGATATAGTCAGCGGCGCAGAAGAAGCTGATGACGAAAAAACCAAAAAAGCCCTTAAGGCAGCTCAGCAAGCTGCTAAAAATATTGGCAAAGATGGTAAGGAACTAAAATAGTGTGTACTATAAATTCCAACAATTTCCTGGTAATAAAACTTTATCTAATAAAGAATCAGTCTAGGTTTGGTGACAAATATGTCTTTTAGAAAAATAGGCGAAGCATTAGTGGTTTCCCCGGAAGATTTACGCCCCTTAAGCGCAATTCTACCAGCCCAATTTAATATTGTTGAAGAGAGATTTACTAAGATTGCTGAGGAGTTAAAAACCATCGCTCCCAAAGCTAAAGACTTTTTATATTTTTCAGCAGTAATGATGCACGCCGCAGAGGCTGCATTGCTGGATGATAGTGGGGTTCTTAGAAAAGACGCAAATGGCGATGTGCTTGTCGCAAGCTGGACAAAAGAAAATGATTCATGGAAATGGGTCTGTTCAGATATAAACATTCTACCATACAAAAATTCAAATAATGATATCTTCCCCGAGGAAGAACTGGTTAAGGCTCATAAAGATTGGGTTGGAAAACCATTATGTCTGGATCATAAATCAAATTCTGTTGACATGATACGAGGCGTCGTTGTAGATACATATTATGACTGGCCACGTAGACGTGTGGTTGCATTATGTGCTCTTGATAAGATTACTTATCCAGATTTAGCCCGGAAGGTCTCCTCTAAGTATGCAACGTCTGTTTCTATGGGGACTGCCGTTGGCAGAGCAATCTGTACTGATTGTGGTAATGTTGCAAGGGCCGAGATGGATTTCTGCGATCATATGCGCAATAAGAGCTGTTATGGCGAAATAAATGTAGATTTAAAGCCTATTGAATTGTCAATTGTAGTCAACGGAGCAGATCCTAATGCTAGAATTAGACATATTGTTGCTTCGGCCGCAGATAGTATAGCAGGCTATGTTGCTGATAAGGAAAAAGAAGTTTCTAAGCTCGTATTACACGAAATTACTTCTGAATCGACCATTTCTGCCATTAAAAAGGACTTAGAGAGTGCGGTGGAAAGACTAAAAGCTCTTGCAGAAACTGTAGAAGAAGTTGAAGAACATGAAGAAGCCGAAGTAAGTGGCGAAGAACCAGATGAATATAAAGAATTATCTGGCGATAAAGAGGCATTTAAGAACGAGATCAATATAAAACTTGCTAGTATTTCACAACAGTTGAGCAGACTACAAAATAATGTGGACCAACTAGCAAATAGTGAGGAAACAAATATGACTATGAAATCAAAAGCTTATCATCAAGGTGGTGGAGGGGTAAACGATCCTTCAACTCTTCCTTACGAGAAGGAAGACTACCAGACTAACCGTGACAAGAACGATAAGCAAATGGTTGGTCAGGGCGTAGATAATACTGGTCCCGTCGATGGCATGCATCTAGGCTACTCCAGTTATGGAGAAACCGAGGAAGCACGTAAAAAGAGACTACAGCGTATGGCTGAGGATCGTGCTCTTCGTCGTAAGCAGGCTGTTGATCGAGCAAAGACTGCTTATCATCAAGGTGGTGGTGGTGTAAACGATCCTTCAACTCTTCCTTACGAGAAAGAGGATTACCAGACTAATCGTGATAAGAATGATAAGCAGATGGTAGGCGCCAAGCCTTTTCCAGATGTTGGTCCGGTTGATGGTCTATATCCTGGCGATAAAGAAACCAAGGAAAAGCTATCCCGCGCTACACTTACTGCAAAGTTCATTAAGTCTGCTCATCCTGATGGAACTGATAATTTAGGCCAATGTCGTTGGCAGGTTTATGCCGCCGATAAGCTTATCCTCACCGCAACTGTAGATGAACTTACCAATGGTAGGTCTGATCTTCATTATGACTCTGTAGCAAGCAAGGTCTTTGGCAAGAAGATTCTTGGTATGCTTCGTACAGATAGCTTTGACAAGGTTAAGGGTATACTTAAAGGTGCGCAAGGCGCGCCGCCAGAAGCACCTATGCCAGAAGCACCTATGCCAGAAGCAATGCCAGAAGCGCCTATGGCTGGTGAGCCAGAAGTAGATGCAGGCGGATCAGGAGATCCAAAAGAGCAGCTTCCTGAGCTTCTAACTCAGGCAGAGAATGTTCTTGCCGATATTCGTAGGGCAGTTGATGCCCTAATCGAAGAGCCAAGCGAAGAGCTTGAGGGCTTCGATGAGTTGGCAGAAGAAATGCCCACTAAGGCAAAAGAGCTATTAACCTTCCAAAAGAAGGTTGGCGGAGCCATTACTGTAGGTATGAAGAATGCCGTTAAGGAGCTTACCGATCATGTCGAAGAGCTTCGTATGTCTAAGCATATTTATGATAATAGTGAAAAGGTATCCGCAGAAAAACTTAATTATGTTGACAAGTTAACTGTTGACGCTTGCGAAGAGACCAAGCAGACACTTGCTAATTGTTACAAACTAATGGAGGCGTTTGTGAAGTACGCTAATGGAACAAAGGCCCTACTTAAGCGCGCGCAGCCAATGCTATCTGATCCAGATGTAGGAGCTGGCGGACCTGGCGCAGGAGTACCTGTGGATGTTGAGACCACACCTTCCCAGGAAGTACTGGAATATGGTGGATTGGGCAGCACAGAAGAAGAGCCTGTAACTTTCCAGGAGATGCTACAAGAGCGACCAGACAGTGTAACATCAAAGGGTCCTGTCGCTAGGATGGCACCGCTACCTGTTCCACCGGGAGCGGGAGAGGGAGTGACATATGATGCTCCTGAAAAGGCAGCGCCAAAGTCACGCGAAGAGCTGGCTAGAGATGTTGTAGGCGATATGGTTCCAGAAATGCCGGAAGATCTACCACCATTAGAGATGGAGCCACCATCCGCTGATGATACGAACTATGCAGAGATCGGACAGGATGGCAGTCTAACCCTATCCAAGGAAGAGCTTGCAGGTGGCGCTTTGGCAAGTATAGTTAATGAACTTACTGTAGAGTCCGAGGCTACTGCTCCTAATCTTTCCACAAAAGAAGGACGTGCGGCATATCGTGAGAAGCTAGCACAGAAGGGACTTAAGTTTAGCCCAATGCTGCAGGAAGCACATCCAGGTGGTGGCGAGACCACTCAGCTTGATAATAAGCCACAAAAGGATCTTGCCAAGGTTGAGACTCTTGAAGAGGCCCATAAAACCCATATGGATGTAGCAACAGCTCCTCCAAAGGTTCGTCAGGCAGCAGAAGAGATTCATAGACTTGTTGTTTCTGGTCGTATCGATCCTGAAACTGACTTTGATGCGCTTATTGCAAATGGTCTAGATTCTGATGCAGTTAAGTACTGGAAGCAGTATTATGCACAGGGTGACTCTGACTCCTCACAGTTCGCTGCTGAGCTTGTCAAAGAGCATCACGCAAAGAAGGCTGCTGTTGATCAGCAGGCATACGAAGTAAAGATCTCTAGATCATACGAATTAGCATATGACATGGTTAGCCGTGGTATGATTTCGGGTGAGCGCTCTGCTGTAAGTGAGCAGGTTAAAGAGATCATGAGTTTCGATGATAATGGTTTTGAGAGCATGAAGCGTTTTGTTGAGCGTCAAGCAGTGGCAAAGCAGGCATCAATGCCGCGTGTTGGCATCCTAGATGCTAATAACGTCACTCTTCCAGCACCACCAGGTACTCAGAATGATCTAGCAGACGAACTTGCCGGATTGTGGTCTGGTGATAATGTGTCACGAAGGATGAGCTTCTAAATTCCCAGAAAAACTAATAATGGGGCAAGTTAACTTGCCCCAAACTTTATGTGAAGGATTTACATGGTTTACAAAACAAATATAGATGAATTAGCTGCGGCCATGGAAGAAGTGCTCAATGACGATAGCTATAGAAGTGTTTTTGAACGTCCACAAATTAAAATGGCATCCGCAGAGGAGCCTGAGGTTGAGGTCGAAAAGAACACAATTGAAAGTGCCTACGAACAGCTTGTTGAAGCTTCTAGAATTCTAGATGAACTTGGTCTTACCAAAAGCTCCGAACTTGCATTGTCAGCCGTTGAAACATTATTGTCTGAAGCTGAAGAAGAAGATGACGATGAAGAAGAAAAAGAAGATGAGTCTGATGCAGATGCCGGTGAAGAAGACGAAGAAGACGAAGAAGAGAAAGAGGATGAGTCTGATGCGGATGACGGTGAGGAAGACGATGATGATGATGATGATGATGATGATGATGATGATGATGAGTCCGATGCGGATGATTCTAATGAGTCTAAGCTGCCGCCCTGGTTAAAGAAAAAGAAAAAGAAAGGCAAAGACGACGACGAAGACGAAGATAAAAAGAAGAAGAAGACGAAAAAGAAGACAAAAAAGAAGGACTAAGTCAACGTAGGAATTTATGTTCAGCAAACTAGGCACATCAGTAGCTCTTGAAATGGAAGAAATTTTGAGCAGCGACGCTCATAATCATTTATTTTATAAACAAGCTGCAGATAAATGTGATTGTCCGAAGAATTGCGCATGCAAACAGGATGGTAAGTGTGAAGGCGCATGCCCCTGTGATAAGAAGAAATGCAAATGTCCCAAAGGCTGTGATAAATGTGACTGTACCGAGACTAAAGGTAAATGTCCGTGCGTTAAGGTAGAGAAAAAGGCCGCCGCAAAATGTAAGTGTTGTACAAAAGGTTGTGACAAATGTACTTGTGAAGGGAAAGATGAATGTGAGTGCAAATGTAAATGCGCTAAGAAAGCTGAAGCTTTACAAGATCTATCTTATACTTTGAGCAAGGTTTCCGCAGACCTGGATGATGCTGGATATGTAAAATCATCCATTGCAGTAATGCGTGCGCTTGATGGGCTAATTTCCGAGGCAGATCCATTAGGCATTTCCGAGCCGATAGAAGAGTTACAGCTACCATTGCCCGAACCAGACCCAGTTCCTCATGAGGGAATAAGGGGCATTGTATCCGATGAAACAGAAACAGGACCTCAAATGGATCTTGAAGACATTGGAGCAGAGACGGTTGATGAATTAATTGATAAAATTCATGCCCTATTGCAGGGTGGAAAATATAGAGAAGCCGATAAGATGATGGAAACTCTATCTACTCTTTGGGAAGAAGATGATGATATACCACCACCACCTGTAGAAGACTTAACAGAAGAGGAGATGGGTGTACATGAACCGATGACTGGTAATGCACCAGAAGGCGCTCCTGAAGGATTAGGACTTGGAGAGCTTGAGAATGTGCACTCTGAACTTGATGCATGGCTTGAGAAGAATGCTAATGTGGTACACAGATTTGACGATCCGATGAACCCAGAGCTTGCACTTGACTTAGACTTGAAAGACTTATTAACCGTTGAAGATGGTGTTGATGTGAATTTGATCGATGCATATCTTTCGGAGTTGGATGGCTCATTTGAAGATGAATAATAACGAACCATATGACTATGCTGCGGCAATGGATCAATATCTTAATCCTAACAAGATTACGAAAAATGCCAATAATAACGCAGTGGATGAAGCGCTTCAAAACTTAAATAAGGCGGCTGAACTACTAGATGCTATGGGCAAATTTGGTGCGTCTGAAGTTATTACAAAGATGATGGAGCATATTCCGACTGCAGTACATACGGCCGAAAATACTCAGGTAAATATTGATTTTGTAAAAGAAGCATCGGCAGATGAACAAAACCAACAGCAACTAAATGAAGAAATGCTTCAAGCGCTTTTAGGACCAAGAAATGTTTCTAGATAAAACTTCAGAAGAAGAGTTTTTTGCTTCATTAGAAAGCAATCTCCATAAGCAGCATTCATTCGAAGATGACTTAAAAAGCAATCGTGTATCTGATGTGCAGGCTTATCTTAAGCGTGCCGCTTTAGCTTTAGCCAGAGCAGGCTTGCGCAAAGAGGCAGAATGTGTAGTAATGGTTTCTGAAGATGCTATGAAGGACTTAACCAGCGAGAAAATGCTTAAAAACCTAGAGCAAAAAGGTTGGGTATTTAATGCAGATGACGGTCATAGCCAAGACGCATGTATGGCTGAAGATTGTGCCCAGTGTTCAGAAGGCAGTCAAGCACAGCTGAGCCAACAAGAACTAAAAGATCTAAGAGCCTTACTAAATAAATAAAAAATAAACAATCATTATCGAGCCTCGGGAATATTTTCCGGGGCTTTTCTATTTGAAAGACTGTTTTAATTCTATGAACTTATCGTATTTGCGTTGAATATAAATCGTGGCGTCTTTGTATAGCCATTCCATAAACTTATAGACCTGGCGATTGCCTCCGAACGAAAGCTCTGTTGTTATCTTATTAACCTTACGAGTATATAGGTTTGGGTTTATGCTAAGCTCTTTTTTGATTATTTGTTTAACAGAAAAACAAAAATTCTTAGCAGATGCCAAAGAGGCCGAATAAGCCTCATAGCCATTTTTTTTTGTTGAAGATGAAATACAACCATCACCATCAAAGTATCCTCGGATCCAATGATGAACTAAGTTCTTAGGGATGTTCTGAGGCGGTTTTAAAATCAACCATTTTCTAGGGACAACTCCTTTGTCTACCAGATCCATGCACAGTTTCTTCGATCTGATGGCAGTTCGCCTTTAATAAAATTAGGAAATTCTAGTTTTAAACTTTTAGCAGGAATACAGCCAAGTTTAATGAGCTGCTCGCTTATTATCTTGCTGCTGAACAGTAGTTTATATTGGTTTTGTTGAGGATACGGCTTATTAACAATATATAATTTATGATTTGGTGCAATATAGTTCTTAAATATCTCTACAATTTTTTTATCACGCTCTTGTAGGCATAGAGATATTGAGTAGTAGTTTCTAGTCTTGCTTTTAATATATACATTACCATCAGCATACATCAGCCCTAGGAAGTATGCCTTCTCTTCGCTGTCAATATTGTTAAAGAAATCAGTATTGATTGTATGACTTTTATCTATGTCCTCTTTATAAATTTTACGAACACCAGCTTGGCGTAATATCTTCCTGACCGTTGGTCTAGATATATTTAATTTTCTTGAGATCTGAGCTAGATTTTTATTATGGGAGTTATATAGATCAATGATATTGTTTTTGGATTCGTCTGATATCTTAGGCATATCTAAGCATATAACAGCAATGACACATATTAATCAGAAAAACATAAGGAGTTCGTTATTTTAAGGATCGTACAATCGGGTAATTCTTTACCATTTTCATTTGCAGTAGACCCAAACGCAGAATTTGAACCTGGTCAAATTGCTCAGCTAACTTTGATCGGAAATCAAATTGTTTGTGGTATTTCAGATGGTACGGCCCCAATGGGGGTCATTGACGACATTAAGAAGAATGCTTTTTCCGCTGCATCTATTGATGAGACCGTTATTGCTCCAATTCCAGATGCGATTGTTGCCGGCTCTGGAGCCAATTTAGTAACGACCGTAGATGTTAAAGCGGAGCTAAGAAACCCAAACATTATTGATAGCTCATTTGTGTCAAGAAATGTAGACGCTGTATTAAATGCTAGAAATGGAGTAATTACATTATTGGCTGGCACTCAGCTTAATCACGATCAGGATGGTGATGGTGTTCCTGACTCAGTAAGAACTGTAGTTAGTTATACGTATCAGATTCCCAATGTTCCTGGCGATGATTCTACAGCTGCAAGCGGTAGAATTACAGTATGGTTTCAGCGCATGATCGCGGCGACTGATGCTTTTGAGACCAATCAAAGATATCCTGTCAACGCTCCATTATTCGTTAATGAGTCTGGATTATTAACTACTAGGCAGATATCTGCTGATTATCCATCAATAGCTTTTACAACGGCCCCTCCAACGAGTATTCATGGTAGCCTCGAATTTCTCTGGTTATGAGATCTTCACCAAATTACGCATACTTAGATAATATGTATTTATATAAAATAACAAATAAAATTAATAATAAGCATTATATAGGTCAAGCTGTGGAGATTGCCAGAAGGTGGAGTCAACATAAATCTGGGGCCAGATCGATTATCAATGGTACCAAGAAGATGGGAGATAATGGTATCCAAGTAGTCCATCTAGCTATAGCTAAATACGGGGCTGAAAACTCGCTCTTTAAGAAAGATAGCTAAAGATTTTGGCGTAAGCACTACGGTAATTCGTAGGATTAAGAAATGTTCAAAATTATAGATGTCGTTGCAGGCCCTATAAGGCTTCCGGCTTATGATGATAAACTTGATTTAGGCAATATTGTTAGCATCAAAACGGTTGATGGCGATATAGGTTTTACTTTAGGTAATAGCCTGAATCCGTTTGGTATTATTGCTAAGGCTGATTGCTCTGGCATTCTATCTGTATTTTGCAGTATGATTATCTTCCAAACTGACAAGTTTGAGCACGATCAAAAGTACGATAAGGGAGATTTATTGTATTCGAATGATTGTGGAATTTTTACAAACCGCAAAGTGGATGATAATGCATTACTTTTAGGGGCTGTTAATGATAACTATTTTAATGAAAATAGCTATATAGAAATTAGGCTCATTTAGGAACGCATAAATTAATATTATAGTGACTATTATCAACGGTATGGGTGCATTTATGGCATATAGCAAAGAAGACTGGAACGCAGCAATGGATTCAGAGGTATTCAGAGAGTATCTCAAGGCCGAATTACAGAAAGAGGCCATGCCGAAGCCAGAGCCACAACCAATTGACAAGGCGCAAGTACTTGAAGAGTTTGTGGAATTTGAGAAGAAAGTGCTTTCAACGCCAAAAATGAAGATGGCATTTATGGCATTGCAACAGAAGTTTAGAACCGATCCAGAGTACACAGCAAAGGTTGATCCTTCATTTGTAGAGGGAGTCATGTTGCTCAATCTTAGTGGCGAACAGGAATAATCATGACATTTAAGCATATCACATTTGGCGAGAGCCCAGTTATGCGCAGCCTTGAGAAGGTTGCAATGGAGAGAGGGATGTTTGAGCCCGATCCGGTAGTAAAAGAAGCATCCGTTGAAAAGCTATATGAGCCAACTGAGAGCCTATTAAATGACATGTTTTTGTTAGCTAATGGATTAAGAGAGAATGGTTTCATTGTAGAGGCAGACGCTTTAGAAGATAAGATATTAGAACACAAGCAGGCAGCAAAGGCTGCCGAGAAAGCCGTAAAAGATCAGGGCGAAAAGATGCTTGATGATGCTCATCCTGAGGGAGATGTTGAGGTAGCTCCATCTCAAAGTGGTTATGGCAAGATGTTAACTCAGAAGACCACACAGGACGAGATCAAGAAGATTATAAACAAGATGCCTACTGGAAAGCTAGCTAATAAGCAGGCACAGTTGGGTGCACATATTCTAGCACCTAAGGTTGGCTATGAAATGGCAGTTGCATTTGGCAAAGCCATGGGTCCATATGTTGGCAGCGGATATGATGCTGATGATATAAAGGATGCGGTAAGAGATCATCTTTCTAGAATTTTGGTTACGGATCTAAAAGACTATCAACCAAATCAGATGCAAGTAGTTGCAGATTTGTTCACAAAGATGGTTAATGCTGAAGCTGTAGATTGGGCTCTTAAGATGCAAGAAGATCAAGAGAGACTACCCGATTACGACATGGAAGAAGGTCTAAGGAATGTTGCCGGGAATATTTTTGCCACAGCAACGGGAAGGATGCAGTCTATGAATCGGGGAGCGAGTCCTGTAATTGAGAACATTATAAAGGCCGCTGAATACGCATTAAATGTAAACGCTCAAGAATCAGCTAGCGTTCAAGATTTATCAGCTAACATTCCATCTATAGAAGCGATAACACAAAATCATACAAATCTTGCACTTCGTATTGGGCAAAAAGAAGCTGTTGGAGATGTTGTTTTCAGATTTTGGGGTGGTGAGGTATCTACACTTTTTCGTTTCGAAGAAAATGAGGCAAAGCAGGTTGGCGAGCTGGCAGCTCCTAAAATTCGGGACTACTTATTAGACAAAGCAAAACAAGGCTATGACCCAGTAGACTTAAATAATATAATCACAGATAATATTAATGAATATTGGGGTAGGTATTTAGGAAAAAGTCCAGCAGGACAAGATCTTGGATTGAATGAGCTTCCAGAGCTAGACTATAGCTTTATGTTACATAATATACTTTATGCCGACCCAGAGATGCATACACTATCAAAAACACAAAAGTTCATAGCCGATGAGCGAGCGAAAAAGACTAAAAAGCGTACTGAAGAAGAAGAAAAGTCTATACTAGCAGGTATATATACGTGGGAAAAAATCTATAATGGATTAGTTTCTCCGCTTAACAATGTGGTGCGCGAATTAATAGCTTTTAATCAAGACACTAGTAAAGATGAAACGGCTGGCGCGAATGCTCTCAAACAGGCAAGATATTGGAAAAGTATTGTATCAAAAATTGAACAAGAACAAGGGAATTCACTCCAATGGTCTGTCATTCATAACAAATTTAATGGGACCAAATTTTATCAATACAAGACCTGGACAAGTTTAATTGTTGCTATTTCTAGTTTTGAAAGTGCCGTAGTTGAATGGGTAAAAAAGCCAGGTACAAAAGAAGGATCAGAAAAGGTAGAATTAAGAAAGGCTGGACAGCAGAACGTACCAGAGCCTGGAGAGCCAAAAGAAACGCCAGAGAAGACCGCGCCAAAGCAAGTTGGAGTTGGCAGTGGCTACAATGTTGTAACCAAAATGCAGGAAGCGCTAAAGGCGTTGTCAGATGAATATGCAAAGTCACAGCCTAAAAGAGCCTCTGCTTTAAAACAAGGTGGCATTGATGGAGACTGGCAGAACCTTACTCAGGCAGCCCTTGTAGAGGCAGAGAAGGTTCGCAATGAGATGGGCGGCACAGGCACAGCACTTGTTTCTTGGCCATCATCAGTCCAGGCAGCGAACGCCAATACTACATCTTTAACTGCGCTTATTAAGCAGGTTAAGACGGGTGCCGGTAGTGCTTATCAAGGCAAAGGCGAGTCTCTTGGTGAATATAATCGTCCAGTAAGTAAGGAGATGGTAGAGGTCTTTACAGGCGATCTTAGAACGCTTTCTACATTCCTCAGATTTTTAGAGAATACTGGACTCATTCATGAGGTTGGTAATTTTGCCACCCCGCCCGGCATGACTGTTACTGACCTTCGCGTTGGAGATGAAGCTTTAGCCCCAGAGCCAACAGAGACGCCAACAGAGACAAGTTTAACTGCGAGTAGAAAAGAAGAACTTTCTAAGATGTCGCAGAACACAAAGCGAACTATAAAGACTGAGCTTTTCGATCCTGAGCCTGGGCCTGATCCTGAGCCTGAGATATCAAGAGCAATTGGCTTAACATACAATGTATGGGCTGGAATTTTAAAGCATTTTGAGGACGAGGCAGCCGGCACATATTGGGATGAAAGTATCAAAGATAAGACTGGTTCAAAGAGATTGTATAATGGAATTCTAAAACTAAAAGAACTTCTTGATCGTGCCAAGACAGAACAAAATATTACACCAGAACAAGCTGCAACTAAGGTTATCAATCTTGGTGAAGGCACGCCATACAATGCGCCTTCAGGCAGGAGAACAATTGTAGAAGATGGTAAGACTTATTATGTAGTTATAGATCCAAGTGGTAAACGTTGGAGAATTGCGCTAACCGAAGCCCTTCGGCCTGGTTACCGTTATGAGGGTTCCAGTTATAGCCTTGGACCGTCAGCGCTTAGGCCTCCTGTAAGCCATATTCTTGATCTTAGAAGTAAAGAGTTTGGAATGCCGCAGGCATTTAAGAGACGATTAACTTTTAATTCATTCTCCAACACTCCTGGAGCAGATATCATTGGTATGTTTAGCCATATGGGCCCAACTCCTTTGAGGGAAATTCAGGCTCAGTTTGCTCTAGTTCATAATATTGAATTGGTAAAGTGGTACGATAAGTATAAGACTTATCACGTTAAGCACCCTCAAACAGGCAAGGCCGCTTGGTTATCAGCTCTTAAACTGCCTGGCTATAACAGCTTTGTCAAAGAACTTACTGGAACGCCTAAAGATAAAGCAATGGGCTTCTTGAAGTTGGCACTCAGTCGCCTGTCAAAGGCTTATGCAGAATGGGAGCAGAGCGTCCCAGAGGCAGAGTCCGAAAGAATGACTAAGACTGAAACTTGGTTTAATAAATGGAGACAGCTTCTTAGGATTAAGTACGGAAAAGTTGAGAATAGCTAAGGCTAAGAATGAGAAAAGATGAACTGCAATATTTATCTGATACCATACTCATTGAACAATTGGCATCAGACCCTGAGCTTTTAAAGCAGGCCGGTCTTTTTGAAGATATCGGTTTTGGTAGCATTGCGGAAACCGTCAAACAATTTGCTAAAGAACATATAAGTGCAGACGCTCCTGGTGGATACGCTGGGAGCATTGTAAGCCTTATGGCTCCTGCCATTCTTTGGAGAATTCATCCCATATTAGGTATAGCTGGCGCTGCTGCATATGCGCTTGGTTTTGATATAGTTACCATTGTTAAGGGTATTTTAGGCAGCGTATCTGGCAAAATCGATAGTGGTGAAGGTGTAGATCTTTCAGAGATAAGCTCGCTTGGTAAGGGCGCTGTATCTGGAGAGATTGGTGATGTGTCTGAAGCCGATGATATGCTTCTTCCTATTAGAGAGGCTTTCGAGGTAAATGCTCAAAGGCGGAGAAAGCCTTTTGGTAGATTACCACAGACTCCTTGGGGTCGTGAAAAAGGCGCCCCACTATTAAGAAGGATTTTTGGAACCTTATCAAGGTCGAGGGGTAAATGGCTGGTTGGTGGTATCATTATATGGTTTCTTAAGACGCTGCTTGTTGGTGCTGGCTTGGTAGCTGGCGCTGGGCTAGTCAAGAGCCTTATATCCCCTAAGAAGGCTCCTGAAACAGCTCCTGTGGCCCCAGTAGCCCCAGCAGAGACAACCGTACCCACACACGCACCAGCTCCAAAGGAAGTTCAGCGTCCAGACCCATTTGTTCCAAGTGGCAGTGGTAAGAAAGATTTTGCAAATGATGCCAATAATATATGGATTGTTCCGCTTATAAATAGAAGCATTGATGATACATTAGCTATTTGGGCGGTTGATGTGTATCCAGAGTTGAAAGGCAGAGAATTTGATATACAAATGTCACCAGCTTTTAGTGCCACTGTAAGTAGGCTTAAAAGAAACTTTAGCGCCAGACAACCTGGCAGTTTAATTATGCCAATTGGATTGCATAATAGAAAACAGGTTGTGGATTTATTTTCCAGGGATGTTAAGAAACATTAAAGGTATAAAATGAGCGAAATTTTTGAAGAATATGAGGCCATCTTAGTTGAAAAGGGCATCGTCAAAGAGGCCCAGAAGGAGCCCAATAAGCCAAATCCAAGATATGATTCTTTGGATTTAGAAGCTATTGAAAAACTTTATGGCGTAAAGCCCAATGGAGAAGAGGATCATATTGTTGAAATAGCTCATCCAGATCCTGTTGTTGTAGCTCCGGCTTATGATAGGATCAATGGATTAGTAGAAAACCTACTTGAGCGTCAAGACATAATTGCCGCCATTGCATTAAGGCCCAATGATGGCAAATTAGTTCAGAGACGATATGTTGTAGCTCATGACGATCTTCTTAATGAGCTTTTAAAGACAGCCTTCATGCTTGACAAGAAGGGCAGAGACGATTTGATGAAGCTCGCTGATGATTGTGCGGGCCGTCTATTAAAAAAAAAATTAGTTAAGATTGCATATTCGTGGACGGATATTGGTGAGGCATTAGGCGTTGCTGGTGGTGCCGCGGCTGCTGTAGCTATTCTTGGCACTGGACCGGCTGGATGGATTGTTGGTGCGGGCATTTTAGGCGTAGCGGCATTGG